CTGACCAACCTGACGCAGCTCGGCAACAATCAATTTGCGTTGCCGAACCAGGAAATCGGCAACCTGATGCAATACATGGGTCTCGGGCAGAATGCCTCGCAGCTTTCAGGTCAACTCGGGCAGATGGGCTTCAACCAGACCGCGCAGGGCATTGGCGGCGGACTTTCCGGCATCAACTCGCTGTTCGGGAATAACGGGATCTTCGGCGGCGGCGGGGCGCTTGGCGGATTGGGCGGGGCCGCGACCGGCGGAGCATTCGGGGCGGGCGATTTCGGCGGTGGCGGGGCAGCGCTGGGGATCGCGGACCAGTTGGGATTGGGGGCGGCTCCGCTGGCCGCAGACGCCGGCGGTGGCGGTCTGGCCGCTGCGCTACCCTTGGCGCTGAGCGCCTGACATGCCCGGCTTTCCCCTCGCCGCGATCGGTGCCGGCCTCGGGCTGTTCGCGAAGCAGTATCAGGAGCAGCAGGCGGCGGCCGAGCGCAACAAGATGCTCCAGATGCAGCTGGCGATGTTCCAGCAGCAGATGCAGGATCGGCAGGGGCAGAATGAGCTATCGAACCTGGATCTGAGCGGTGTCGGTGCCCCGACCGTTCAGCCGACCCCAGGCGGCGCGTCGGCGGTGCCCCCGCTGGGCGGCGGGATGCCGTTTGCGCCGAAGATGCCGAAAGCCCAGCCGGATTATGGGGCGCCGGGCGAGTACGGTGTTGGGCAAGCTCAACCGGCGGGTGGTGGCAGCGCCGGAGGAGGAAACTGGGAAGTCAGGAACAATAATTTCGCGGGGATGCGCCGACCCGGTGTCCCCGCTGCCGGTGGCCCGATGACCAATCCTAGCGGATGGCAGTCGTTCGATACGCCCGAGGCGGGTATCCAGGGGATCGCCAACCAGCTTGACCGCTATGCGAGTGGGGCGACGACCGGATCGCCACTCACAACTATCCGGCAGATTGTCTCGACATGGGCGCCGCCGAGCGAGAATCCGACCGCGCGGCTGATCGCCCGCGCATCTCAGGTGGTAGGGGTTTCGCCCGATCAGCCGCTCGATCTCAGCAATCCTGTCGTGAAGGGCAAGCTGGTTGAGGCGATGATTCGGGGGGAACAGGGTGGCAATCTGCCGATAGATCAATCCGTAATCACCCGCGCTCTCTCAGGCGGCGGAGGACCGGCGGCTGGTGCGCCCGTAAGCGGTCAGCAGATGGCACAGGCCGGGCCGCAGACCGCGACCGATGCGGGGCCGCAGGACGATCTTCAGGCGCAGATCGCCAAGATCCCGCTGCCATCGCCGCCGGACCTTCACCTCGATGAGGTCAGGCGTCGGATCAACGCGACGAACGCTCGTTGGGAAGACAAGGAGCGGATGCTGCAGAACTACATCGCGCAGCGTGGACCGCAAGCAAAGGCGGCATACGATCAGGCGATGGAGCAATATAAGGTTCACGTCGGTGTCGCTGAAAAAGAGTGGGCCGAGCGCAACAAGCAGCGGGATCGGGCAAGCGAGGGCGGTTCTCTTATAGAGCGCCCCGAGGGGACTTACCGAGAAAAGGGTGGCATTGCTACTCCGGTCACGGTCGCCGGTACGGGGCAACCTCTCGGCCCCGCCACACGGCTTGGGACCGGCGCTGCTGGCGGAAAGACCAGCCACAACGTCGAGGTGACGGATGCGGACGGTAAGGTGATTTTCAGCGGCTCGGCACACCAAGGGCCGCAGGGGTGGATTTCTGACAAGGATCAACAGTCGGTCCAGATCCCCGAATCAGGCAACATCAAGATTCTTGGCACCGGAGGACAAGGGCGACAGGCGGCGCAGCAGATACAGTCGATGGTCGGCGCGTCGAGCGAACTTGTCGGCGAGGCACGCAACCTCATGGAGTTGCCATCGACTGCAACAGCCGGCGTCTTCCAGGGGCTACAGGGGATTCCTGCGGCCCAGCTTGGCGACACGCTGAAGCGCACGCTGGCGAACAAGCTGACCCCGGAGGAATCGACCGATCTCGCGACGAGCTTCCAAGGTGTTGCGCGTTCTCTGGCGACTATTGAGGCGCAGGGCCGCGCCACCGGCCTCGTGGGTCTGACCGGCATGAGCCAGGGGCTCATCCCGCAGACCGGTGACACCATCGGGAATATCTGGCGCAAGTATGCGACGCTGCGGCAGATCATGGAGCGTAACATTGATGCGATCCAGGCCAGTCCCAATGCGAGCCCGGAGCAAAAGGGCTTGCTGAAAAAATTGCGTACTGAGATGGAAAGCGTAATCCCGTTCACCGTTTCCGACGTAAACAAAATGCAGCACGGCGATGCGCAATCGTTCTCTCAAGCGGCGCAAAAGGCCGGCCTCGGACGGGGCGGTGCGGGCGGCCCTCCGCCGGAGGCAGTTGAGGCGTTGCGCAACGACAAAAGGCCGACTGCTCAACAGGATTTCGATGCGATTTTCGGTGCCGGGGCAGCGGTAAAGGCGTTGGGTGGGGGCACTGTCCCAACCGCCACGCCGGGCGCGCTGTAAATGTCCGATCTTCCGGCCGAAAACCCATACGCGAAGTTCAAGCCCGCGCAAGCGTCGGACAACCCCTATGCGAAATTCGCTCCCGCCGGTTCATCGGGGGCGGCGGCACCCGCGCCAGCCGCGCAGCCTTCGCTCATCGAATCCATGTGGAACACCGTGAAGGGTGTGGGCGGCGCTCCCGCCCGGTTCGGGCAGGGCGTGGCCGAGGGCGCGGTCGGTATGGGCATCCCCGAGGGTCCCGCGTCGCAGCTTGAGGGCGGCCCCGCGCGCTTCGCCGGGCGAGCGATTGGCACCGGGGGCAAGAGCCTCATCGAAAGCATGTGGGACACCGTGAAGGCCCCGGGCCAGATGTTGAGGGGCGAGATGCAACCTGGGCCGCAGGCCGAGCAGGCGGCGCGCGGGATGGCGCTGGGGATCGCGGGCGCTGGCGGGGGCTTCCGTCCCGGCATGGGTACGTCGATGATGAGACCTGCCGTTACGCCTGCGCCGGGCATTCCTCCGGTCGGTGGGGGAACAAGGCTTGCCACGGTACAGATGCCTACAGGAGCGGCGCGCACGGTGCAATCGCGGCCGCTGACACAGGAGCAGATGCCGCCGGTCGAGCCTACCGCGGCGTCTGCGGAAACCTCCGCGCTGGGCGATGCGATTGCTGCGAACAATCCAGGCGCTGTCGACTCGTACATCACGAAGCGATACCGGAGCGTCGTCAAGCCTCCGCCGGGAACGGCCAAGGGAGAAACAGGGCTCGCGCAGCAAGACCAGCGCATCTTGACGACGGTTGACCAGATCATCGCCAACAAGGATGCGCTCAGGCTGACCGATGCGATACCCGGGCAGCTTCCTCGTAGCCTACGGCAGTTTTCCGAGGCGGTCGACCAGACCAAGAAATCGCTGTTCCAGAAGTATGACGCAATGGCCCAGCAATCGGGCGATGTGGGCGTGCAGGTCGATCTCGCTCCGGTTATATCCGAACTGCGCAGCATCGGCACACGGCCCGAGGTGGTCGACCTTCACCCCGAGCTGATCCCGCAGGCCGAGCAGCTTGCACGTAATTTCGAGGCGCGAGGCTTCTACTCGCCATCGGCGGCGCAGGATGCCATCGAGAACCTGAACCGAACCCTCTCTGCCTTCTACAAGAACCCGACCGAGCAGACTGTTGGGCGGGCCAATCTCCTCGCCCCGGTGGCGCGCATCCTGCGCTCGCAACTGGACGAAGCGATCGGAGAGGCGCAAGGCCCCGGCTACCAGGCGCTGCGCTTACAGTACGGGGCGCTTGCGTCGGTCGAAAAGGATGTGGCGAGGGCGGTGCAGCGCGAGGCCAACAAGATTCCGGGGGGGCTCGCCGGCACGTTTGCCGACATGGCCGCGTCCGAGGAGGCTATTCGCGGCGTCCTGACACTGAATCCCGCGGCGCTGGCGCGTGCAGGCGGGATCAGGGCCGCCAAGTCGGCCATCAAATACATCTACGATCCCAATCGTGCGATCGAGCGCATGTTCGCGCGCCGTGCCGCGCCGCAGGTGCCACCTGCGCCACTCGCCGCGCCTGTAGCGCAAGCTGGGGGCATTGGTGCGGGGGCGGGCATGGCCGGCGGCGGCTTCCCGCAGCCGAAGCGCGATCCCGACCAGCCGCTCCAGCGCAGCATAGGCCAGTTCTAGTGCGTTTGCTTTGTATCGAGGACACGGCGGACGGCCTCCTCGACCTCGCCATGATCGCCCAGCGCAACGGGCACGATGTCAAATACTACATGCGTGCCTACGATGAGGAGAAAGCGCCGGTTGGGCGCCGTCTCGTTGGCCGTGTTGCGGATTGGCGGCAGCACATGCGCTGGTGCGATCTCGTCGTCGTCGGCGGAAACGGCAAATGGATGCGCGAGATCGACGCCTTACGCGCGCAGGGCGTGCCGATCATCGGCGGCTGCGCCGAGGCGGCGGCGTGGGAACTTGACCGTATGGCGGGCATGGCGGCGTTCAAACGCGCCGGCATCCCGGTCCCGCCGTTCCGCCAGTGCGGCACGCTCAAGGAGGCGATGGAGTACGTCGAGAAGCGCGACGAAGGGTGCGCCGTCAAGCCCTGCGGCGACATCGCCGACAAGGCAACCAGCGTCGTTGGCAAGGATGCGCGCACGATCCTGTGGCGCCTCGACCGCTGGCGCCGGGAGGGCAAGAGCTTCCCCGGCGGCCTCATGGTGCAGGACAAGATCGACGGCGTGGAGTTTGCGGTTGGAGCATGGATCGGGCCTGACGGGTTCGCGCCGGGGTGGGAGATCAATGCCGAGGAAAAGGCTCTGTTCGCCGGCAACCTTGGGCCGGCCACGGGAGAGCAGGGCACGACCATGATGCTCGTGAAGTCGGAGAAGATGGCCGACCTGGTGCTTAAGCCCTTCGAGGACCGTCTTGTCTCGATGGGCTACTGCGGCAACGTGGACGTGAACTGTATCGTCGACGAGGACGGGACACCCTGGCCGCTCGAGTTCACGATGCGCCTCGGGTGGCCCGCGTTCAATATCGAGCCGGCGCTACACTCGGGCGACATTGTGGAGTTCCTGGCCGGGCTCGCCGAGGGCAGGCCGCCCAACACGCGGCGGATGAACGAGGTCGCGGTCGGGGTGGTGATCTCGCTGCCACCGTACCCGCATAGCCATGCGAAGACCGAGGAGGTCGTCGGGGTGCCGATCTGGGGCATGGTGCCGAGCATCGAGGACCGGGTGCATCTCGTGGCGGCGCAGATGGAGAAGGGACAGCTTGCGACCGCCGGCGATTACGTCTGTGTGACGACGGGCGTTGGGGACACGGTGCAGGCAGCCCGCAACGCCGTCTACCGCACGGCGCAGCGGCTACAGTTCCCGATCAAGCCGCAAATGCGCATTGATATCGGCCAGCGGCTCAGCCGCGATCTGGATCGGCTACAGACGCATGGGTTTGCGAAGGGGATGTCCTACGCTTGATCCTTCAAGCGCTCCTTGATACGCGACACGGTAGGCGCAGCAATCGGAAACTCCCGCGCAATCCAATCTGCGGGGTAATAAGCGTGCTCTCCATCGAGAATGGCCTGGGTGCCATCATACCCCGCGCAAAGGAACATTTCCATTTCACCTACACCAGCTATCGCGGGTGAGAGATAGATCGTACCATCTGAGTCGCGTGCCGCCCGGCGCATCCATGCTGGAACGTGATGGCCCCCTGATGAGACCTCAAACCATTCCATGTCCCGTGTTCCCCTAGTTGCAGATCGTTTGGTTGCCGTAGGTCGTGCAGATAACGCTCGACCCGCCGGCGCTGGTGCAGAATGTCTGATTGCCGTAGGTAGTACACATGGTCTGCGCGCGGGCCGGGGCGAGAGCGGCGAGCAGCAACAGGGCCGCGAGAACGATCTTGGTCAAGGGGATTCTCCGTTTGGTTATGGTGGCCGCGCGTTCCAGCGTCTGGACACGGCGCTCCAGGATCTCGATGCGGGTCAGCATGTCGTGCGGGTTCGGATCAGGCATCGGCTTGTTTCCTCTTAAAGTCGATGGTCAGCCAGACACAAGGGCTATCCCCCATGTTGATCGCGCAATGCGGCAGCCGCGGTGAGACGATGGTGAGCCAGCCGACGCCAGGGCTCGCCGTCTCGACGCCGCACACGAACAGCACGCCGGGCCCCGTGCGCAGCGGCACGATGGCGCGGGACCAGCGCGCGAAGTAGGGATCGGTCTCGGTTGTCCAGTTGAGCGTTGCGCCAGCGTCAAGCATTTCCAGGCTGATCTCGCCGAAGTCGACCCCGGGCGGCATGTATGCCTCGGCCCGGCGCTCGATCTCGCCACGCAGATTGTCGAGCTCGACCCACCCGCTCGTCGGCTTGTAGCGAACGAACTCCTCCGGGCCTTCCTCGGTGCCGGTCTTGACACCGCGTACGCGCAGGATGCGTAGGCCTGGGACGCCGGTCGACTTGAACAACCCCCACCGCTTGAGCAGGGAGCCCGCAAGCTCGAAGGTGTCGAGGTGGGCTACTGCGGCGAACGCTGGCATTTCTTTTCGCTTTGCGGGGCCTCGCGCGATGCGGTACGCAGCAGTTTGGCGGCGTGGTGGGTGCTTATCTGGCGGAGGGATAACCGAATGTCGTCATCGTATGTAGCCTGTGCCCGCTCTAGCTCGGGCACCAGAGACACGATCTTTGGCTTCTTCCCCTCAAGGTCGATCATGCTTTCCTCTCCTCACGAGATATAACAACCACCAAGCGGTTAACGACACAGGCAGGATCAAGCCGGTAATCGGCCCGGGCCAAATCGTTCCAACAATCAAACCTGTGACGGTGGACGCGATCACAATGACGCTCAACAAAGCCATACTGACCGGGCGGGGCAGATCACGGGAGCTTCAGCAGACACGCAAGCAAAAATAAATTCACGACGGCGAGGCCCGCGTTAACGAGAGCGAGCCCGGGGCGCCCCGTGGCGGCGCAATATAAGACAAGCAGCGTCGCGCAGGTGCCGACCAGGGACGTTCCCACCATTACGAATGCTTTGGGAGCCATCTACGCTTTCCTTATTCTATAAAGATTTTTTACGTTTCTATTATAGTACGAGCCAGGCGACGGAGAGGCGACCATCTCCTCCAGCACGCTCTTGTCCACGCTGTCTACGGCGTAGGTGCCGCCGGAGCGGAAGGTGATCGTGCCGGTGCGGGTCTCGTCATCATAGGCCACAGTGGCGATGTTCGAGGAGTTTGGGGTCTCCCAGGTTTCGATCATCCCTCGCCTCCCTCGGACTGCGGCGGGGCGGCGGCGAGGGCGCGTATGGTGTCGGCTAGTTCATGCGGCGTATCGTCGATACGATAGTCTGCTTCACAAATCTGCGCCGCTTCCTCGATCGCCGCCGCGCGGGCCTTGCGCGCGACAGCCTCTCGTAATGGTGTACTGTCTACCAGCATCTGCTGCCGGGCATCGCGGGCGCGCTGGTCGCCGTAGGCGGTGAGGGCGGTACACAACTTACGATCTGCACTTTCATATGCGGGGAGAGTGCCTGGAGATAATCGAAGAGGCGTTAAAGCATCTCGCACAATTTTCATCACGTCAGCCTCGGGCGTCTTGGCGGCAGCCCGAGCGATCTCGGCCGCAACGATTGCCGCGCGAGCATCGTCAAGTTCTCCCTCTGTGAGGGGAGTGGTCTCGTCGAAAGACGATATGCGCCCCGTCCGTAGGAAACGGTTACGACGCACCGCCCTTGCTACGCGCTCGACGCTGTTCATCGTGTACTTCGCCTGCTCGTCAGACGCCGGGGTGCGCAGCCGATCCGCTTTCGCAACACACTGGTCGCCGTATTCGGTGAGAGCGCGGGCAACGGCATGAACATCGGGAAACCGTTGCGGATCGTTGATGATCCAAGCCGGATCGGCTGTGTAACCCAGTACAACCCGCGCTATTTCCATCACGTCGACCTCGGGTAAGGCGCACTCCGGAGGGCTACTGGTAGCGGCCCTGTCATCTTCCTCGACCCGCTCAAGAGCCATCGCGATTTGCTGTTCTAATTGTTGGCGTTCTCGCTCGGCGTCAGGAGTCGCGTACTTTGCCTGCTCGTCAGACGCCGGGGTGCAGTCGTTCAGTCGGGTGCCGGTCATCTCGGTTCTGCCATCTGGTTCGTTTCAATGAGATACTGAGTTTCCATCGCGATAAATGCCCGGTAGCACGCCTCGTCCTCGGCGATCAGCTTGCGGCTCTCGCCCGCGCAGCATCCGTTTCGGATATAGACGGTCGCCGCTTCCTCGTCCGACAAAATGTCATCGAGAATTGTATTGTTGTCGATCACCCATTGCTGAAACCGCGCATCCTTAGGCAGCAGCGCCGCCCGCGTGCGCGCCCGTTCCATGTCGCTCGCGGAGGCGTAGCGCGCGCGGCCTCGCTTGGAGGCGAGGAAATGGTTGGCCCCCGTCGCGGGAATCGAACCCACTGTTCGGCCAAGCCCCGCATCACCCGCCGAAGGAGCGGCCGGCGTGGCTCCTACTCCGGGGTTGTTGACGCGGGATAGGTGGCTCTGGTCCACCACGGGGATAGGCTTCTCATCGTCTCCGATAGCCGCCAGTGCGAGCATGTACCGCTGCCCGAGCGGGGCGACGGCGAGTGCGTCGGGCATATCCGATGGATGCACCACGAACGAGATCACGAAGCCATCGCGGCTCTGCCGATAGGCGAGCTTCTTTGCCTCGAGGTGGAAGGATGGGACGGTCATGGCTACCACCTCTGGAGGTCGGCGGGCAGCGGATCATAATGCTTTTCAGTACTCCACGAACCGTTACGCCAGCGCCAGTAGCGGCGGCCATGATTGCCCACCAATAGGACGCGCTCAACCTCTGCCTGCGAATGTCCACGTGCGCGCAAGCCCACAACCGCTCGTTTTGCTTTGACGATTGACCTCGGACCACTGGGCCAGAAAACAATAGCGCCCTCGACAGGTTGATAGAGATACGCGCTCATCATCCCGTCGCTCCATAAAGCTCGCCCTTGAGTCTGGCGGACAGCGCCATGATGGCGTCGAGCGATGGCTCGTGGACTTCTTTTATGAGCGCCAGATCCTTCGTGGCGCGCTCGATCACCTCGTCGATGATCGCAGGCGTGCGCGCGACACCCAGCGCCTCGGTTATGCGCTTGCGGGCCTCGCGTGCGGCCAGCACCTTGCGCTCGCGCTCGGTCGGGTGCGCCGCGGCCTCAGGGGTTCTTGGGCGCGAGGCGACTGGCTCGACCTCGGCCTGTGTCTTGTCGTAGAGGGCGAGGCCGAAGGGATTGCCGAAGGTCATCAGACTGCGCTTTAGGGCATCTGTCTCACATTCTTTCGCCGCGCTCTCGTGCGCCTCGCCGATGTCAGCGTCGATGCCGGAACCATAGCCGGTGCCCTCACGGACGATGACGCACTCGCCGGCCCTTACCGTGACCCGCACCTTTCCAACGTAGGAGACGCGGAAGCCGGGCTTCTCGTATTGACCGCCAGCGCCGATGATGCAGGGCTTTTCCGAGACGCAGCGGCATTCGATGGTCTCGCGGTCCCAGCCATCAAAACCGAATATCCGGTTGGCTTCGGCGATGGCTACCCACCCTTCCAGATATGAGAGGGTCCGACCTGCCTGAGTACGTGTCTTAACGTGGTCTCTGGATAGGGGGGCGCGGAGCAACGAGAGTTGTTGCTCGTCAAATCCTGGCATGAGACTTCTTCCTTTCTCGATATTTGGCTTGTCTAACATGCAGACATTCCCGGCATTGCCGATGGCCCTGTGTGTCGATATACATAAATGTCGCCAAAAGATGACCATGTGAACAATGTGCGCGAGGCGGACGCAAGGCGCTTATTGCGCCCCTAAGCGTATTCTCGCGATTGGTTACTGGTTCTAAATGAGAGGGGTTGACACAAAAACTATTCCGGCACAGATGGTCAATTTGTAATCCTTCTGGTATTGGCCCTTGCGCGAGTTCATATGCGAGGCGGTGAGCATAAATGCGCATTCCCTTCTGAAAAAACATAACTCCATATCCTCGCCCGTTAGTCGCTCCTATCCATATCCAACATCCGCTATTAGGTTCTGGAATATATTTTTCCTCGAACCTTTGTAAGAGAGGTTTAAATATATGACCCCTATGAAGGCTCACGGATAGCGCTCCTCGTCGAACGGGGCGGCGAGCTTGGCGGCAATGTCGGTCATCGGGATTCCTTGCCGACCAGCGTGTATCGGCTATTACGGGTTTCGATTTCGCCCGTAGCTTCGTCATGGAACACAACATAGCTGGTGTGTCCGTCTCCCCGGATGTGCTCATGGTCGAGAAACTGTCCATTGATGCCGTAGCCGAGCCCGCCTTGACATGGGTAGCGCCACCAACGCTCAATGCGCCCTTTGTGAGGTTTGTCGGTCATCATCGTGTGTGTTCCTGATAGGCTTCGCAGCCGGGGCACAGCTTGCTCGGCGGATCGGCATAGTTGGTGCCGCACTCGATGCACTTCTTGGGCAGCGGATAACGCTTCCGCCACTCAGCAAGTCGGGCGCGAGTTTCATCCAGCCGCTCCTCGCGCATGGCTTCCTGCCGCTCGAACTCAGCGAACCATTGTGGCGTGCTCATCGTCCGCGCTCCTTCCAAAAGCCTTCCCAAGCTGAACACGCAACGCGCGCCCGGCCGATGTGCAGGCGGCGCTCCATCTCGGGCTGCCGTTCCCACCACTCTTGCGGCGTGGCGTGATAAAATGCCTCTCCTACGCTAAGCACCGGCCTCGCGTGCCAGCACAGCGCCACCGCTGCGGCGAGGATGGCGGCGTCGTCCTCCGCGAGCTGCGCGACCTTGAGGCATTCGGCACACTGTCCGTTCGGCGCAAGACTGTCGCATGGGCCGTACCAAGAATGCGGGGAAGCGTCCTCCGCGAGCTGCGCGTCGGTCTGTGGGTCAGGCATTATCCATGCTCCAGACATAGGTTCCCTTTCCGAGACCTCGCCTCGCGACGCGGCCACCAGCTTCGAGGGTATAGCGCCACTGCCTGATATCGGGGGCCGGCCGCTCGTCCCTGCTTTGCGCACCTTGCGGCGGGGCTGGTGCAGGACACCATAGGCGAGGCTCGATGTGGCGTTGCCCGTTCCCTAGCTGGCTTCGGGGTGACGGCGGTCGGAAAGCCCCTCTCGGGGAAAAGTGCCCGCCCTCGTATGCATTTGCTCCACCGCGCTTTGGGGAAGGGAGCGCGGGCGACCTTGGGAGACGATCGGTGTGCCGAGGTTGCGGTAAGCGGCAGGATGCCGTATATACCTCGGCAGGAAAGCAGGTCGTCGCCACGACTGCCATCCAGGCGGCGGATCGAGGTTTCCTAGACCTCTCCGCTGCCGCCTCTCTTTTATAGCCGATCATCACGAGCGATGCACCGTCAAAAATGCGGCGGCGTTGCTATAGCAGGCGCCGGGTACGTCGCCCTTTTGCAAGGCCTCGCCGATCAGCGTCTTCGATGGCTCGCGTGTAAATTTGCAAAGCTCGTCGGGGATGAGGGCGGGGTCGGTTATTTGCACGCGCGCTTTGCCATGCCCAACGGAGAGGGACATATCAATTGCGCGTATCTTGGGAAGATTGCCCTCGATCATCGCCTGCAATGCCGCCGCTCGCATCGTCCGCGCCCCATCCTCAAGACGGTGTGCGCGATAGAGCAGCCGGGCGATCAGCTCGTCCTTGATTGCCTTCGCCTGCGCCTCGCGTTCGAGGGCGGCGCGCAGCACGGCCACGATGGCGTCCGGAAGATCGGACATCCCCGCGATGCTATCGGCGAGCGTGTCCTGATCTTCCTCGGGAAACATCGCGCTTACCCGCTCCACGATGGCGCGGTGGGCGGGGACGAGGGCGCGGAGGTCGGTCATCGCAGCACCCTCTCGATCCACGGCCAGAACAGCGCGATCATCACGCAGGCCATCGTGAAGCCGGCGAACAGCGAGCCGAGGCGGTCGATCATTGTTGTGCCCTACCTTTTGTTTCCCACGGTCGATTGCCGTTTAAATTATTGGCCTTCTCGGGGTTGTGTGGGGGAAGGCCAAGTCGTTGGCGCATATTGGCGGCGGCCTTCGCCTCGATCCCCATCGCTCTCGCGATTTCAGCTACCCCCATGTTCTCGTCTACATACATGCGGCGCATATCTTCTTTCATCTTGGGCGTCCATGTCGCTCGTCTCACTCGTCCACCAAGCCTATGAATGTCACCCGCCAATCGTTGCCAATCGTCAAGCGACATTTCTACATCGACGCCCGCCGAGAAGCGCACCATCAAGGCATCAGGACATTGGTAGATTTTGTAGGTCATTTCAGCCCCGTTATCCGGTCGAGCGCGGTCTGCGCCGCCGCTTGCAGATCATGCGGAAGCCGAGGCGTTCGCTCCGCAATCAACTCAAGCGCCACGATTGCGATACGCAGCTTGCGCGAGCACAGGTTGGCCTCGTCGTTCGCCGCCCGCACGCCGTCCGCAAAGGCGCGGGCCGGAGCGGTCATCATGTCGAGCACGTCGCGCGCTTTGCTGAAATCAGGCATGTCGTCCCTCCATCGGTGCGAGCGATAATTCGCACATAGCGAACGGATCGTCAAGAGGCATTATTCGCCCCTTGCGAATATAATCGGATCGGGTTATATGGGGGCACTGCGAATGTGGATTGGCAGGTGGTCAACCTGATGATGGAGGTGCTCATGCGCGGGGGGAACGGTGGCACGCCGCTCGGCTATAGAGGGCAAACGCTCGCCGGTCACGAAAGCCTCGCTGATAAAATCCTCGCCTACAGAATGGGTAGAGATACCGCCCCCCGCCTTATAGCAATCCACAGGCGGGGGGCATGACACTCGCCGAATGGATCGAGGCCGAGGGGATCACCCGCGCAGCAGCGGGGCGCCGGCTCGCAATTTCCCCATCCTACATGACCGAGCTATGCCAGCGGAAACGCACGCCGAGCATCGACCTCGCGCTCAAGATCAACGAGGCATCGGGTTGCCGCGTCAGCTTCCGCGAGATGCTGGCGGAGCGTGCCGATGGTTAGAACGGCAAAGACGCTGCTCGATGAAAAGTTCGACCGTCGCTACCTGCATCCGAAACCTAAATGGCGAGCGCCCGAGCAGGCGCTGCAGCGTCAGATCGCGCAGTTCCTCGATGCGGCGCTCACCGGCAACGCCTGGTACAGCACGATCCCGCTTGGCGGCGGCGGCAAGGTGCGCGGGGCGATCCTGCGCGGCATGGGGGTCAAGGTCGGTGTGCCGGATATGGTCGTGGTTGATGCCGGCCGAGCGATGTGGCTGGAGCTGAAGGCGCCGAAGGGTAGGATCTCGGATGAGCAGACCGCGTGTCACAAGGCGCTACGCCGGGCCGGGTGCGCGGTCTACGTGATCCGCTCGCTCGATGAGGCGATTATCGCGCTGCGGGAGTGCGGCGTGCCGTTGCGGATAGCGGAGGCGGTGGGATGACGGAAGCGGAGATACGTAAAGACGAACGGGCGCGTATCGCGGCAAAGTTGCTCGAGCCGCCGCCCTCTGAGATTGTCAACGCTGCGCCAGAGTGGCGAGATATAGATCTCTACCCGTCTGATGTTTGGTGTCCGATGGCGCGGGCGTTTGCCGATTTCTTCCTAAGCGAGCGGAAACCATGAAGCCAAACATGAAGGACTGGAACCATTTAAATTTGGCCGAGGTCGCCGAGGTCGAGGCGCTGTCGCTGGTGATCGTGGGCGAGATGCCGGTATGGGGCCGGCAGGGACGCTCCGCACGTCTCGCCGAGCTGCTCGCGCGCCGGGTGCGACCGCTGTACGACGATAAGCCAACGGACGCAGCATGATGCCGGGCGATGTTAAAGCGGCGCGCGAGGTCAAGCTGCGTGTGCTCTCGCTCGGCGCGGGGGTGCAGAGCACGACGCTCGCGCTGATGGCAAAGCACGGCGAGGCTCCGATGCCCGACGTGGCCATCTTCGCCGATACTCAATGGGAGCCGGAGGCGGTCTACAAACATCTTCGCTGGCTGATGTCGGTGCTGCCCTATGAGGTTATCACCGTGAGCGCGGGCGACATTCGCCAAGCAATCAGGGATCGCCGCAACACGACCGGCGGTCGGTTTGCGGCGATCCCGTGGCACACGGTCAACCCGGACGGTTCGCATGGCATGGGCCGGCGGCAATGCTCATCGGAATACAAGCTCGGGCCGATCATGCACGCGATCCGCGCGCATCTTGGCAAGCCGGGGCGCGTGCGTATCCCGTCCAAAACGGTCGAGGTGCTGCTTGGCATCTCGCGCGATGAGGCACAGCGGATGCGCGAATCTCGGCAGCGGTACATGGTCAATCGCTATCCGCTGATCGAGATGGGGATGACGCGGCAGGCTTGCTTGCGATGGCTCGATGCCCACGGCTATCCGCGCCCGGCCAAGTCCGCCTGCATCGGGTGCCCCTACCATGACAATGACCATTGGCGCGGGATGCGAGACAATCAGCCCGAGGAGTGGGCCGATGCCGTCGCGGCCGACCATGCGCTGCGGATCGGCGATGCGCGTGGGATGCGGGCCATCGAGTTCATGCACCCGCAGCGCGTCCCGCTCGATGAGGTGGACCTGTCGGTGGACAACCGGCAACTCGACCTGTTCGGCAACGAATGCGAGGGGGTCTGCGGTGTCTAGGGATGAGGCGCGCGAGGTCGCCGAGAGGGACGATCCGCTGCTTGCTATAGCCGCAAAACGGGTGGCCGAGAGGCGGCAACACGGGTGCCACTATGCCGAGGGCACCTGTCTCGAATGCCTTGCTATCGCCGAAGAAGTGCTGCGCGCAATCTTCCCGGAGAAGCCGCCGCTTGGTGCTATTGAATGGATGGCCCGGGCGCACTCTCCACGTTTGTGGACAGCGATCGACACCAAGGCGTCACCTAAAGCACCTAATCCACCTAAAGCTCTCGCCTGCGGCGGCTCGATCGGGTCGGCTTTAGGTGCTTTAGCCGGTTTAGGTAGGGTGGAGCCGCGAACTTCGTTTTGCAGAGTGTCGCTGAACTTGCGATACGCGATCACGATCAAGGCTCCCGCACGATGCGCCATGCGTCGCGCCGGCGCACCCCTGCCACCACCGCGCCCTGCGGTATGGGTTCGAGCCAGCCGTGATCTTCGAGAATGCTGACGAGCTTCGCCGCGGTCGCCTTGTCGCCGATCGCGTTAAGGGTTCGCTGGTTCGTGCGATGCCTATATGGCGGGTATTATGGACACGATAGAGGCGCGCGAGGTCGCCGAGGAGATGATCCGATGATAATTACGCTTAGAGGCGGTCTTGAAACCATAATTGATGACGAAAGTTGGCCCATAGCTGAAGGGTATAAATGGCTTCCATCTAACGGGAGGCGAGGGTATTGGTATGCCTGTGCTTATCGTTTCAATAGGCGATTCGTGCTTCATCGTCTTATTGCCAACGCTCTTCCTGGGCAAGTCGTAGACCATATAAATAGAAATACATTGGATAATAGAATTGCCAATCTTCGTATAGCAACTGTTTCCCAGAACGCCGCCAACTCACATCATCGAAACAGGCTGTCGGGTTATCGTGGGGTATACTATGCACCTCACGGATTACCATGGGCCGTATTTATCCAGAGAGAATATGTTGGTAAATTTTCTAACAAAGAAGATGCTGCCTGAGCTTTTGATGCTGAGGCTATTAAAAGATACGGAGAGTTTGCAACGCTGAATTTTGAGGATTCTCGGCATGAAAAAATATGACGAAGCAATTAGCGTAGCTGAGGAACAAATTAGGCATTGGAAGTATTGGGACGTAAGTGCCCGCACCGCCTCGGTTGCGCTCGGCTACACGACGCATCGGCGGGGGTGGGAGCGGGTGCGCAAGGCGCTGGTGCGCTGGTGGCGGGAATACGGCGAGGCTTGAGCTCGCCGACCGCATCCCATATAATCGCCGACGAGCGCGGGCCCGCCTGATCGACGGATCAGGACACAAAGCCCGCTACGCCGACCAGCAGCCCGGTTCAGCATTGGCCGGCCCGCGCTCGTTTCTCTCCCGGCTGCCAAGGCTGCTGCGCAATGGACGATTGCCTACGCAAGATAGCGAAGATCGCGAATGATTTCGCGGTGCTCTCTCGCGAAACATTCATGTCGGACCTCGATACCATCTGCAATATGGAAGGGAGTCCGATAGAGATTTTGTTCGGCGCTGCATTGATCTTTGCCTTAAAGGAACAGATACCAGAATTTTCATTTGAGTTTATGGAAGATGCGAGCGATCTCATAGATGGAAAAGAATATTATTCTAATTTTGTATTAAGCCAAAAGAAGATAGGGGCATATACGGTTGATTTTTATCTGTTTGCCAAGACGGCATGTGGTGGACCGCTACGGATCGCCATAGAATGTGACGGGCACGATTTCCACGAAAGAACCAAACAACAGGCGGCGCATGACAGACGGAAGGATCGTTGGTTACAATCTCAGGGTCTTATCGTCATGCGGTACACCGGCTCCGAGATATGGGGCGATGCTGTCGGGTGCGCTCGGCAGGTTGCTAAGCTGGCAAGCGATCGCATCTTTTTCCTGGCCGCAGCGCAATGACCCGCATCTGTCTCCCCGAGCGGGCGTTCAACGATCGCCGTATCCGTGGGACACATCTACGATTGCTTGCCGCCATCGCGGCGCTTGGCGAGGGGGTGCTATCACTTCGGCAGATGAGCGGGCAGAGCGGCATAAGCGATCGTGACTTACGGCGACAACTCCGCGAGCTTGAGGATTTCGGCTACCTTGTCACCATACCAAACCCCGGCTCTGAATCGTCGTATTCTATAAACTTCAATGACATTGATGGGGGGGAAGAAAACTCCCCCCAGGGTGAGAAAAAACACACACCGACGGTTCCCCCCTTGCATGTCCCCCTCTCTTCCCCCTCTGGACTCCCCCTTCTCTCCCCCCTTAATCCCCCCTCCCTCTCGCCACAAAAGCGCGCGCGCGCGACAAGGCTCGCCGATGATTGGCGACCGAGTGCTGCGAGCATCGTTTATGCCGAAAGCAAGGGTTTTTCGGGCGATGATCTCGACAGACAGATCGAGGATTTTCGCGATTATTGGCAGCCGAAATCGGGGCAGAACGCCACTAAACTCGATTGGTCGAAAACATGGGCGACCTGGATTAGGAAGGCGGCCGATTGGCGCGGTCGACAGCAAATCAATGGCCATATCGCCAAGGCTCCGAACGGCTTAATGAGCTATGACGAGCCTTGGCCGCAACGGGTTCGCAGCTGGAAGCGCGATGGTGTGTGGATGTTCGATCAGTGGGGGCCGAGACCAGGCGAGCGCGGCTGTCGCGCGCCGCCCGAGTTGGTGGCTTGAACCGCCGGCACGGTAAGCCCGCGATGGATCTGCGCCCAGGTAAAACCCGGAAAGAGCGGCATGAGCGGGCGGATCGCCTCGCGCTCGGCCATGCGCTTGTCGACCGCGGCGTTGGCGGCTTGGAGGATCGCGGCGAACTGCGCTTGCGGGATCATGGCTCGCCTCGGGCTTTGGCGAGTGCGGCACGAGCAAACTTCATATCGTGGTTGTTGAAGCCGCCCAAATTGTTGATTTTGGCATATTCAGCAATATTGTCGTGTAAGAGTTGTAGGGCGTCGTAAAGCTCCGGTGCGGCGGCGATCAGAAGGGCGTTAGCCTCCCCGGCTGGCGCGTGGCAAAATTGCGTTGTCGCCACGGCATCATACTCAGCATCGATCTGCCAGCATGATCCGTTGTATCGGGCTTTCCAAGGGCCGGGCGTCGGTTTGGTCATCGGTTTCCTCCTACGATGGCTCAAAATGCCCCGCAGATGGGGCGTGAGTGCAAAGAAGGGCCGGGGAGCATGTCGAGAGCCCCCCGGACCCTTCCGCGCGTGTGGCGGCGTTTATGGGGCTTTGTCGCGTTGGCTGCGAATATCGACGAGCAGGCCGATTACAATTCTGAAACAGATTACAAAGCCGAAGATCCCGGCGTAGATCATGAATTGCAGCAGCATGGCCCTAAGCCGCGCTGTCGAGCCGGAGCGGCTGACCCGAGGCGCTGAACTCAGCATGGATGCGAAATCCTTGCTTGCCACCGTAAGTTACAACGCGCAGCTCGCGCTGCAACTCGATGGCAATGTCCTGCGTAACCGCGCGGGCGGCTTCCAGGCTGCGCGCAGAGTTTCCCAAGGTCAGCCAATAGCCTTGCGTGTTCAGTCGCCGGCATTCGATCTGGTATGTCATCGTCCATCCTCCTCAAGCCGCGCTGTCGAGCGCATTGCGGGCATCGCACGCCTCAACCCAGCGCTGGTATTCCTTTGTGACTCGCCATTGCCACTCGCTGCTGTGCGACCAAGAAAGCGAGGGCCGGCGATACGAGATATATTTAATCTTGCCGTGCGGACGCATTGGAGCTAGTCCCGGCACAAATGCTTGTTCCTCTTCGCTCCAATGTACAATCTGAGCCATCGTCTCATCCCCTGCGGCACCATTGCCGTGAACAGACAATGACGCATGGCACGATACGTGTCAACAGGAAAAGATACGTTGCGTGTCGATTTCTCGTGTGCTAACGTTTTGGCATGACCAAAGCCGAGTTGCGAGCTTGGATCGACGCCAGGAACATCACTCAAGAGGAGGCCGCAAACCTCCTCGGTCTAACCCGCGCATCGCTCGTGCGTACCATCAGCGACGCTCCGAGCGCCTTCCTCAAGGTCGGCCGCCAAACGGCAATTATCTGCCGTCTGCTGGATCGTCCTTCTCAGCAGCCATAGCAGCCAACAGCCGGCCGATCAGGTCGTAATTCCGCTCGCCCTCGGCCCGCTCCCGAGCCTGCTTCAACAGCGCGTGCGCCATATCTCCCACGAGCCGCTGCTGCTTCAATCCCCAGGCACTCTCCTCGCGGATCGTCCCCTCGATATCCAACGGCTGAACGATAATCAGCCGCAACTGACGCAATCCCTCCAACGCCCCACGCGCCATCAGCTCGGCGCCGTTCAGCGTCTCCGGGTCCGCAACCATGATGTCGCCCGGCAACCGCGCCTCGAGTTCCCGAACCTCCTCCTCGATCAACGCCACAGCCTTCTCCGCCATGCTCCTCACCCTCTCCGGCTTCCTCGGAGCCCCACCGTACCACGGCAGCCCCAGCGCCGCACGCTGTGCCCGTAGCTGCGCCTTACGCGCAAGGCTCACCAAAGACCAGCCCGATGGCCGGTGCGGCGCCGTGTTTACGCCACCGTGAAATTTGCACCGTCGTCGGCCAGGAACCGGCCATGCGCGACAGCGACCGCCGTGGTGAGCCTTCGCGCCGCATCTTAGGACACTCATGGCCGGACTGCATTGCGCGCCGCGTGCGGTATGTCAAGCTTTGACATTGCAGAACGAAGCGTGTACAGCGCCTCTCAACCGCTCCTCGCAGGATGGGCCAAAGGATGGGTAGCGCAGCGGCCAGCGCCACACAATCGTTCTAGATCAACCACATACAGCGCCGTTTGGCGGACGCTGTGTCCGCCGCACTGGTCAACCGGCGTTCGGGGAAAATCCGGGACGCGGCGGCGCGGCGGGTGAATTTGCACTCCCCCGAGAAAAGTGCGCACCGAAATTCGAAATCCGGTTCCCCGAGAAAAGTGCGGCAGGTTTTTCGGAATCTGGGTCGCTGGCTGGGAAGGGTAGCTGCGGGGCGATCAGGCGCTTTCCCGCTTAGAGGGGCATCGCAAGCAACGATGCCTAACGTGAGGTTTAGCACACGTTTTTCGGTGAGTGTGGCGAAAGTGGCGCGGTTTAAGGGTATTTAGGGGGTTGACAGGTTTTGGCGGTCCCTTTGTTTTGGTCGGACCAATTCGTTGGTCAGAAGTGGATTTCGTCGTCGCTTTCACGCGGACACGGTTGGGGGCCTTGGGCAACGACGAGAGTTTTGTAACGCTCGAAGGTGCGAGCGATAGCAACCTCTCGGAGAATTTCGCGGGCGGCTTTCCATGCGATAGGGCAGCCGTGTTGATTTCGCTCCTTTGGTGGAGTATCTGACATTGCAAGGCCTCCCTCGGCCGGTTGCTTCGCGGGCCTCGACCCCCCGCGGCGCACACGCTAGGCGATGCTTCGCGGTGTCGTCAAGGGGCGGCCCCGCTCCATCCCCGGCGGGGCCGCTTCGTTTTCCGTCAGAAGCGTGCTATGAGGTCGGGATGAACCCCGTTTCTCCCAAGGTTACCGCGGGCCTCGGCGGCGCTGGCGCCACAACGCCCCTCTCGATAGTCATCATCTGGGCGTTGGGCCTCACCGGGCTCACCGTGCCGCCCGAGGTCGCCGGCGCCATCGCTGCGCTGATCGCGACGCTGGGTTCGGGCCTCGCAGGCTACACCGTGCATGATCCATCGAGGGCGACCGTGCCCGACCCGGAGCCGCCGCCCCCGGCCTTCACACCGGCGAGGAAGCCATGAGGCCCCTATATATAATGTGTGCGCTCGCACTCGCGGGCTGCGCGGTCCAGCCGCAGCCGGGCGATCCGGCGGTGACGGCGCGCATCGCCGGGGCCTGTGTCGATTCGGGCCTCTTCAAGATTGCGGACGGGATCGTTGCGGCAGCCGTTCCGGCGGCAAGCCTGCCGATCGCGGTCGTCAACGCCGGCGTCGACCGGGTGTGCGCCAATCCGGCGGCGTTCTCCGCCGACCTCTCGACCGTCGAGTGGGTGGCGAAGAACCTTGGGAGAAAGTTGTGAGCGAGAGCGTGGTTGAGAGGGTGGCGCGAGCGATTTGCGAACATATGAGCGGACGTGAGGCCGACGACAGGTCAGGCGGCCCCCATCCTAGCGGAACATGGCTCGACGAGGGCGAACCGTGGTGGACTGGCTATGTTGACGTCGCTCGCGCGATAATCGAGGCGATCGACGCGGCGCTGGCTGAGGAATGAGCGCCAGCCGCCTCGCAATCCCGCCCGAGTTCCGCGCGGCTCGCAAGGCGGGCGACAAGGCCGCGCTCGCCGATTTTGCCCTCGAATCCGTCCGTCGCCTTCACGATGACCGCTGGTTTGCCCACGCTCACCTCTTCGCCCATCGTCACCCGGACGCCTCGGCTCGAGCGCACCGCGAGATGGTCGCCGCGATCAACCGCCCGATCCCGCGCCTCTCGATCGAGGGCTTCCGCGGCATAGGGAAAACTACGTATACCGAGGAAACCGCGCTCCTGAAGGCCGTTTTCCGCGAGTTCCACAACCTCGTCATCATCGGCCCCTCGTTCGCCCGCGCCTGCGATCGCGTCACCGCGATCCGGAACGAGATCGACACCAACCCCTACTTCGCCGAAGACGGCCTCTTCGGTAAGCTGAAGGGAGAGACCTGGGCGGACGGCAAGATCGTGCTCGGTTCAGACATCATGATCCAGGCATTGGGCCGCGAGCAGTCGATCACCGGGCTCAAGTTTCTCCAATGGCGCCCCGATGCTTTCATCATCGACGACATCGAAGACCCCGAGGAGGAGCGCACCGACGCCGAGCGCGAGAAGACCTGGCGTTGGCTGAAGCAGACGTTCCAGCCCTGCCTCGACGATGCGCTCCTGACCTGGGGCCGCTTCCTCGGCACCCGCCGGGGCAAGAACAGCCTCCCCGAACGGCTGGAAAATGACCGGATGCCGGTCGTCAAGTTCCCGATCGAGAGCCAGGACGAGAACGGCGAGCGCACCGCAACATGGCCGGCGAAGTTCCCGCTTGAGAAGATCGACACGCTGCGGGAGGATTACCGGGGCGACCTCAACCTCTACGAGCAGGAGTTCATGTGCCGCGCCTCCTCGGATGCGGCCCGCGTGTTCAAGCGCGAGATGTTCCGCTACGAGGAGCGCATCCGCACCTGGGAGGCAGTCTATGGAATGGTCGATCCCGCCCGCACCAGCCACGGCAACGCCGCAGCCACCGGCTACGCCATCTGGTCCTGGGTCAAGAACCGGCTCGTGGTGTGGGCCTCGGACGCTCTCTTCCTGGCCCCCGACGAGATCGTGGCGCTCTGCTTCGATCTTTGCGAACGGTTCGACCTGGTGCAGCTTGGCGTCGAGCGAGACGGTCTTGAGCAATTCCTCTTACAACCGCTACGCCACGAGCAGCTAAAGCGCAGTATCATGCTACCGCTGAAGCCCATCGCGGCGATCAGCGGGACGCAGGGCCGCGGCCAAACCCGATTCATCGGGGGACTGCAGCCCTATTTCCAGGCCCGGGAGGTGATCTTTGCCCAACCTTTCCCTGCCCTTGAGGCTCAACTGCTCAGCTTCCCGCACGGCATTCGCGACGCGGCAAATGCGCTTGCATATGCGCCGACGCTGCGCCCAGCCCAGCCGATCTACGA